CAATACTTAAAGTAGACACCCTCCAAGATGCTAGTGGTACTGGCACTCCTTATATCAAAGGTGCTGTGTTGCAGACAGTAGTACATCAAGAAGAAGGTGCTACAACTTTTCAGGCAGGTGGCGTTACAACTGATGAGTTACTTCTTGCTTCTAATGCAGCAGATTCAACTAGTCATTTATCATTAAGCATTACACCAAAATCAGTTAACTCTAAGATACTACTTACGGCAAATGTGTTCTTTGAGGGTCATAATACTAGTCTCCAATCATATACATGGTCTATGTACAGAGACAGTACAAAACTTTGTGCTCCTGCTGCAGGAAACAGAACAAGGTGTATAGCACCAACTTCTGCAGGTTATCATACTGCTGATGCTGCCACTACAGCAGATTCAGTTAATTTTCATTACTATGACAGTCCAAATACAACATCAGCTATTACTTATGTAGTCTCTTACAATAGCCAAGCAAGTACAGGTCAAACAATATATTTCAATAGAACAAAAACTGATAGTGATTCTAATTCTATGGAAAGAGGTATATCCATACTAATAGCACAAGAGATAGGAGGATAATATGCCACTCACAAAACTAAACTCAGCAAGTGTCATTGAACGTCTCCCAGTTGGGAGTGTGATACAAATGCCAACTCCATTAGTTACAACTAGTAACACAGCACATAGCACAACAAGTTTTACTAATACAAATTTAGTATTGTCAATAACACCAACTTCAACATCATCTAAAGTATTAATAACGGCTTCTTTTTCTGTAAGACCTTACCATAATGGGTATCAATCATTTGGAAGGCTTGGCTTGTATAGAGGCTCTACCCTTCTTGCAACTAGAGATGTAAATACAGATGGTGGTAATACTGCTAGATGGATGACTTTTCCATGTGGCTTTGTGCATTTAGATAGTCCAAGTACTACTTCAGCCACAGAATATAGAATAAAAGCAAGAGTTTTATGGACAGATTATTCTTCACAAATAGATGTTGGCGAATTTTATAATGATACAGGTAATGATGAAACAAATCAACAAACACTTATACTTCAGGAGATAGCAGGTTAATGAAAATGGCAATAAAACCTGAACTACAAGTACAAATGGAACTTGATGCCCACGAGAAGGAGTGTGCCATAAGATACCAAGCCGTCAATGACAAGCTAAGTGCCTTAGACAAGCGACTATGGAGAATGGAGGCTATGTCTATGTGTAGCACCTTTGCCATAGTAGCTGCAGTAGTAGCAATAGTAATGAAGTAGGAGTACCACCCACATACATGATAGATCCGATTAGTGCCTTCGCCCTCATAAAAACGGCACACTCGACTCTTATGCATGGGATAAAAATGAAAAAAGATTTTGCATCAATGGCAGGTTCGATTGCCAAGTTTGCTAAAGGCGAGGCTGAACTTAGTGTAGCTAAAGAAAAGAAACAGAACTCACTATTTGGTAATGTGGTCGGTAATGCCATAGACAAGCACTTTCAAGAAGAAGAACGTCAGAGGATGTTCGATGAGCTGAGATCCATGGTCAGGTTATATGGGTCTGCAGGTCAATGGGAACGTCTAGCAGCTACCATAGCCAGTGCAAAAGCAGAACACAAAAAACAACTTAAAAAGCAAGCCAAGATAGACTACAGAAACAAACTCATAACCACTGTTTCAGGAACTGTACTTATAGGCTTTGCAGTCATCTATTACTTAGCAATGTATTTAAAAGGGAGAGTGTAAATGGACATTCAACGACTACGTCAAACTATAACTAAACACGAGGGTATAGAGCTTATGCCTTACCGTTGTACCAGTGATAAATTAACAATCGGTGTGGGTCGTAACATAGAAGACCGTGGTATATCCCATGAAACTGCAATGCAGATGTTAGACGAGGACATCGACATATGCATCAACGAGTTACAACAAACAGTTAGTTATTGGAACGACCTACCCTCACGAGTAAAAGAAGGACTTATTAACCTCTGCTTTAACATGGGTATAAGCCGTCTTATGGCCTTCAAGAAGACCTTCGGTTTCCTCAGGGAGGGAATGTACGATAAGGCTGCTGAGGAGCTACTAGAGAGCCGTTATGCAAACCAAGTAGGTCAAAGAGCTATAGACGTAGCTAACATGATCAGAGACGGAGCAAACGACTAATGGAAAACATGATACTGGATGCATGGAACGACCTGTCATATGTAGAGGGTGTTCTATTCACATTTTGGCTATTCATACTGTACTACGGTAAGTGTTGGATAGATGCGAGGTTTAAGTAATGATTACAGCATTGATACCTGCAGTAACAGGGATACTAGATAAGTTTATACCTGATGCAGACACTAAACAGAAGTTGAGCCATGAGATATCAGTCATGGCCGATAAACATGCTCAGGAGATAGCTCTTGCTCAGATAAAGGTTAACGAGGCTGAGGCCAAGGGTAATTGGTTCCAGTCGTCGTGGAGACCTGCAACGGCTTGGGTCTGTGTACTTGGGTTTTTTGTGAACTTCCTCGTTTCTCCACTCTGTGCAGGGTTTGGTATTAACATTCCTCAGGCTGACACCTCAACCATGCTACCTGTTTTAATGGGTATGTTAGGCCTCGCAGGTATGAGGACTGCAGAACGTCTTAAGGATAAGGATAGGAAGTAATGGATCTAGAACTTCTTAGTTTGTTTCTTCAGACACTCACTGTAGTGGGTGTGTTCGTAAATACAGGTATAAATATTGTATATCGTATGAAAAAGTAATTATTAGCTGTAACACTGGTCAGGCTTAGGTTTGATCGGTGTTTTTTCGTTCTGTGTCCACCCTTATACAAAAAGGGTCTTGATTATTGACTAAAGATCGATTAGTTTAATCATGTGAACTGCTTTTTGGGTTAACAACGGATTTACAGTCTGCTGCCTTTAACCACTCGGCCACCCCACCAAGGATAACACCTTGTTAAATCTAGGGGGTCTTTTAAAACAATCAGTAAGTTCTCGCAAGTAAAAAGTAACTTAAGGAGAACAAAATGACTAAAACTAAACCTACATCTAAGTCTTGGTCTACTGCCAAGCTATTTCATGTTTACTTCAAGGAAATAAGGCTACCAGTGTGTGGCCTTAGATTTGCTTGGGCAGTCGAGGGTTATAAATGGGTTAGGGTTTGTATCCCATTCCACGACATCAAATTTAAGGTGAGACGATCTGTATGGGATCAAATGGACGTTCAGTTAACTGATGCAACTAAGTGGGGAGCAAACTAATGAAAAAGCTAACTTTAAACATCGATAGATGCAGTGCAATTATGCACACAGAAGAGCAATACAAAAAGATTAACATCATTAAAGGCGACAAAGTGGGTCAGAGCCAAGATGCTGATCCAATTTGGTGTACACAATACATGGTCAAAGTTGATCTTGATGTAGCAATGCAGATGTACACACAGTTGAAAGCTCATTTTGAGGAGGCAAACTAATGCAAACATTTAAGCAATTCTTTATGTCTAATGCCGATGAATTATGGAGTGGTCGTCACAGAGACCAAACCGTGAATAAACTCATGATGTTTAGCAACTATAAACACTATGGTTCTAAGGCCTTAGACGACTTCTCAGCGATGGAAATCTCAGACTTCCTATCCTTCATTAAGGTCAACAGAAGGCTCTCAGAGACGACTATAAACCGATACAAGGCTGCTATAAAGGCAGTCTTTAGTTATGCCATGGATCTAGAGCTGATAACCTCAGCTCCTAAGATCAAAATGAAGGCTGAGAACAACGGCAGACCAAGGTCATTTACACCTGACGAGCTAGTGAAGATCAAGGCATTCTTCAGTAAGTCTAAACAACCTAAGATTCAGTACTTGGTAACATTATCCGAGCAGACTGGAATGAGACTTGGTGAGTTACTTGAGATTGGCACAACTGCCTTTGTATCTGCTGATGAACAGTGGCTCAAGTTAGTTGACACCAAGAACGGTGATGACCGTGAGGTGCCTTTAACATCCACCACCCTAGACTGTATCAAGAAGGTGGGTGTCGTTAAGGACTGGTTCAGCCACAGAACATTCTACGACCTATGGGATGAGTGTAGGTTTAGAATAGCACCTAGAGATAAGAACTTTGTGTTTCATGTCTTAAGACATACTTGTGCCTCAAAGTTAGCAAATGACTTTCAAGTTAATACTTTAGTCATTGCTGACATGTTGGGTCATAGGTCTATCAAGACGACACAGAAATACGTCCACGTTAACCAAAATACTAAACAGTCTGTTGCTAAGTTATTAGCACAGTAAAAACATAGGAGAATCAAGATGCTAGGTAGACCAAAAAGAAGTCAGCAGTATGTAAGCAAGAAGGTGTTTTTAGAGCAGAGTGATTGGGAGTTCCTTGGCCGTGAGGCTCATAAACTCTCAAGAATTACTGGTCAACAGATATCAATGGCTCACCTAATTAGAATGGCAGTATCTCAGCAGTTTAAAAGTCGAAATAGTGCTTAGTTGAGTGACGTTGATTTTATGTTATTAATGTTTTTAACATGTTCACAATTTGGAGAAAGTAATGGATAGAATATTTGAGTTATACGAGAAGAAATACAAAGATTATGCACTTTCAATTATAGACATTGAGATAGAACTGCATAAATCTAGATCACTTATGATGAACGGTAAGATATCAAATTACTTTAACTCATCACAGAACCGTAACACCTTTGCTAGAATCATGTCTAAGGCATACATAACAAACAAGCCATATTCTATCACTGAGGTATGTGAATTGCTAAATGCTAACAGAAGTAGTGTAAGCATTATGGTTGATGAATGTGAGCAAGAAGGTTGGATTACTGTTCTTAGGGATAAAAATAAAGCGATGTGTATGGCTACGAAAGAACTGTATGAGGCAATGATGAAGTATGTGGCTTGGAGAAAGAAAAACTCTAAGTCAATAATAGGTGATCATTTTAAAGCAATAGACCAATTAGAAAGCGTATTAAAACATGTCGGTGTTGACATACCTGACATGACTTTTGGAGAGAAGAGGGTAGAAGATGACGATGTTTAGGCATACTAAAAATCTCTGTGTCCACCCATTAGAGAACTTTGGGTATAAAGGAGAATTAAGTGAGTACAATTAGAGAACTACAAAGAGAAAGACAGATGATCACAGAAGGCCGTGATCGTTATGTCAAAAGATCAGAGAAAATAACTACCACCTCAATACAAAATAACCCTCAGAAACTTATATCTGAAGTTCAAACTTTAGTAGCTAAGGATCTTAAGAAAACTATAGATGCAGTAAGTGTGCATGGTAAAAACACTAGTTGGCAAGAAGATTTAAAAGATGTAGATGTCGATATAGTTAGTTATGTCGGTTTGGTGTCGATGTTTGATGCAGTAGGTCGTAATCAAACACTTACTAGAGCAGTCTCAACCATAGGTCAGAAGATTGAGATGGAAGTCTTTAACATAAAGTTAAAACAGTTTAACAAGAAGTTAGCTAATAGAATTGAAACTAAAGTCACTCAAGATCACTCAAGTGAACGTCATAGGATAAAAGCTGCTAAGTCTATAGCTGCTAAAGCAGGTTTTGAGTATGAGAAGTGGGATGACAAGAGAAGGGTTATTGTCGGTACACCTATTCTCAATTCGATACTCAGGGTCTCAGGTATCTTTGACGTATGGCAAACAACCATTAAAAACAGGACACTAAAGAAGATAGGTTTATTACCTGAGGCATCGTTAAGACTATCCGAGTTAGACTTCGATGAAAGTTGGTCTAGTCCACTGTTTGCACCTATGACAGTGAAGCCTAAAGACTGGACTTCTTTCGATACTGGTTGCTACATTGACGAGGCTCTTTCTCAACAGGTAAAACTAGTCAAAGGATATGTCGCTAATGCCCATATAAAGGCCATAGAGCATGGGTTTGAGAAGGGTTCTATACAACCTAGCATAGATGCTCTAAATGCCGTTCAGAGGACTCCTTTGAAGCTCAATGAAACTATAGTTGAGGCAGTCGAGTGGTGTTGGGTAAACGATAAATCTATGGGTAAGTTTCCGACTAGGGCATATATCGAGAAACCTGACAAAGTTGACGACTTCGATAGCCTTACTGATGAACAGAAAAAGGGTATCAGGCTTAAGAATAAGAATATTGTCGTTAAAAACAGACAGATTGACGGTCAGAGGTCAGTCATGGTACAAGACCTTAAAGTTGCTAAGGAGCTAATGGAGTACGACCAATTCTACCTACCTCATAACTTCTGCCACCGTGGACGTATCTATCCGATACCTCACTTCTCCCACCACCGTGACGAACACATAAAGGCTATGTTTGAGTTTGCCAATGAAAAGAAGGTCGATGACAAGGCATTTTATTGGATAGCCATACAAGTGGCCAACACTGGTGACTTTGACAAGGTATCTAAGAAACCTATGTTAGATAGGATCAAGTGGGTTAATGATAATGCTGAGATGATTATCGAGGTAGCTCAGGACTATAAGTCTACTTTTGATTATTGGTCTCAAGCAGATAAACCATTTAGCTTTCTAGCTGCATGTCAGGCCTACTTTAAGTATTTAGTTGAGGGTGAAGGATCCACAAGTGGACTGCCTATATCACTAGACGGTAGTAACAGTGGTATTCAACACTATTCAGCAGCTAGTAAACAGGAGAGAGATGGATCACTGGTTAACCTAGTGCCAAACTCTGTACCTCAGGATGTTTATCAGGAGGTTGCCGATGCCGTATCAAAGGTGTTTACATCTAGTGATGACAAGATGGCTAGAGACTGGCTTAAGTTTGGTGTTAACCGTAAGCTAGTCAAACGTAACGTCATGACATTTGGTTACTCAAGTGAGGTGTTTGGATTTAAAGATCAAATTATTGAAGACACTATGAGACCTTTAGCTGACGATGTACTAGCAGGTAAATACGACCAACACCCATTTGGTGACGATCAGGGGTTTGCTGCAGCTAACTATTTGGCAAAGGCTAATTGGAAGGCAGTCAATCAAGTTATTACAGGTGCCTCTGAAGGCATGAAGTTCTTCAAGACTTTAGCTAGGTTACTTGCTCATGAGAATAAGCACATGAGGTGGACGACACCTGTTGGCTTTCCTGTTGTACAAAGTTACACGAAGTTTACCACTAAGGAGATCAAGGTTTACCTTTATGACAGAACCTTGTTTAAGAATGTCCGTAGTCAGATATCACTACGAGATAAACCACTTAGGACTGTTGATAAGGCTAAGTCAGCCTCGGCAGTATCACCTAACGTGATTCACTCGATGGATGCAGCTCACTTACTGCTAACTGTTTTAAATGGATTACAGAAGAATATACAAGATTATTTCCTGATCCATGACAGTTTTGCAACCACTGCTGCAGACACTCAAAAACTGTATGAAATCATCAGAAGTTCCTTTATTGAGATTTATGATAACTTTTGCCTTTATCAGACGGTTTTAAATTACAACATAAAACAGTTTGAGGATGCCTCTAAGGTAGACCTACCCTCAATCCCCAAGAAGGGCAAACTTGTTTTAAGCGACATAAAAGACAGTCGATATTGCTTCTGTTAAATCTCTGTGTCCACCCATTGAGAAACTACTAAACCAACTTTAAGAAAGGTTAACTCATGCACCCACGAGAAAGGGTGCTTGGGATCGCTCATCTTTGCCATGAAAAAGGCCAAGAGATACCCAAGCACGTTTTAGAAGAGGCAGAGCAACTCGGTATAGATGTTTCTGAATATCAAATAACAACAACCAACAACAAGGAGACTGCAAATGGCAGAGAAAAGACAAACATTCGTGACACATAAGGGAACTGCTCAGTACCCTTGGTTGAACAAAGCAGACACTCAGTTTGATCCTGATGGTGTCTTTAAAACAAACTTACTGGTTCCTCAGGATCAGGCTAAGGGTCTTATGGATCAGCTAACTCAGATTGCCTCAGATGAATTTGGTAAGAAGGCTAGTGGAGCTAGGATGCCTTACAAGATTGATGAGGAAACTGGGATGATGGCTATCATTGCTAAGTCTAAGTTCCAACCTAAGTTCTTTGATTCAAAGGGTCAGGTCGTCACTAACCCACCTAACATCTTTGGTGGATCAGTAATCAAGATAGGTGGTGTTGTTAGTCCTTACACAGTGACTGGTAACAACGGCATTTCATTAAGATTAACTAAAGTTCAAATCATTGAGCCAGTATCGCAAGTCGGTGGAGGCATGGATGGTTTTGAGGCTGAAGACGATGGCTTTGTAGCCGAGGAGTTTGAAGATGAAAGTTCCAGTGAAAACGAAAAGGAAGATGAAACAGGTGCCTCCTCGTACAATTTCTAGAGGTGCCTTAGTTAGAGGTTACAGGTCAGGGTTAGAGGATAAGATTAGTGAACAGATTACAAAGGCTGAGTTAAAAGTCTTTTATGAAACTGATAAAATCCAATACACCCACCCCCCTCGGCAAAGCACATACACTCCTGACTTCAAGCTACCAAAGATCGGTGGCTTTTTTTATATCGAAACTAAGGGTCGCTTTGTTACTGCCGATAGACAGAAACATCTATTGATTAAACAACAGCACCCTGAGTTAGATATCAGGTTTGTATTCTCAAATCAAAACTCAAAGATCTACAAGGGATCTAAAACTACATATGCAGACTTTTGCAGAGCAAATGGATTTAAGTTTGCCCATCGCACCATACCTGAGGAGTGGCTTAAGGAAGGCTACCCACCTCAGATGGGGATGCATGGTGACTTAATCTAAAGGAGATAAATATGGAGGCACACAAATCAGTAGAGCTGAGGAAAGAACCATGCAACGACTGTGGTTCTTCCGATGCCTTAGGAGTTTACGATGACGGACACACCCACTGTTACTCGTGTAATAAAACCACCCAACCCTCACTCCAAAAAGTTGATCTCAAAACAATACAGCCAAAAAGTAATACCTTCAAAAAAGAATTACTCAAGGGTGAAGTTAAAAGCCTCAGACACAGAGGACTGAATGAGGAGACTTGTAGGAAGTTTGGCTACCTATGCCATAAAGACTTAGAGCTTGCCGTTTACAGAGACAAGAACGGTAAGGCCATAGCTCAGAAGGTTAGGGATAAGAATAAGAACTTTAGCATCATAGGTGATGCAAGTAGAATGACTTTATATGGCTCACATTTGTGGTCTACAGGAAAGAAGTTAGTTATTGCTGAAGGTGAAATAGATGCAATGACAATTTCTCAGGTACAGGATCATAAATGGGCAACGGTATCTTTACCGACAGGTGCAGCTTCTGCAGCCTCAAGCATCAAGAAGAACTGGGATTACATCAACGGTTTCGATGAGATAATCTTAATGTTCGACATGGATGATGCAGGTCAAAAAGCAGTTCACATCGCAGCAGAGCTGTTACCTGTTGGTAAAGTTAAGTTAGCTAACCTACCCTACAAAGATGCCAACGAGTGTCTTATGAAGGGTAAGGCAGGTGAAATCATCACGGCTATCTTTCAGGCTAGGTCATTCAGACCTGATGGCATCATAGGGTCTCATGACTTAAAGTCTGAGATGCTCCGAGAAGATGAGCAGTCACTTGTTAGCTACCCCTACCCTCGACTTAACGACATTACAAAGGGTCTCAGGACTTCTGAGCTTGTCACGGTCTGTGCAGGTAGTGGTATTGGTAAGTCAACTTTAGTTCGTGAGATTGCCTATGCACTTCACCAAAGTGGTGAGAAGATAGGTATGATTATGCTTGAGGAAAGTAACCGTAGAACCATGCTTGGTTTAGTCGGTATTCACATGTCTAAGAACATTACTGTCGATAGGTCACTAGCTAACCAAGAAGAGGTGAACTTGGCTTATGACAGTATGGTTAAGGATAAGGCTGAGGTGTTTCTATATGATCACTTCGGCTCCTCAGACGTAGAGTTAATATGTCAAAGGATCCAGTACATGGCTAAGGCCTTGGACATTAAGTGGATCATCCTCGACCACATATCAATTATGATCTCAGGTATGGACAACGGTGATGAACGTAAGATGATTGACCGTGCCATGACTAAGCTCAGGACGTTAGTTCAAGAGTTAGACATAGGTCTTATACTTGTGTCTCACCTTAGACGGCCTGAGGGTGACAAAGGCCATGAGGATGGAGCCAAGGTTAGACTAGGTCAGTTACGAGGCTCACATGCCATTGCTCAACTGAGTGACATATGCCTGAGCTTACAGGTTGACCCTGAAGACAGTGACGGTGATAGCCGTTTCATACATGTACTAAAAAATAGGTTTACAGGTGAAGTAGGCCATGCAGGTGGTGTCTCCTACAACCGAGACACAGGAAGGCTTTTGCCTCAGTCAGAGATATTCTGAGTATCCTAAAAACCACCAGGAATCTTAATTAAAAAGGAGAGAAGTATGCATCAAGTTGTGCAACGAGAGAACTATGAGAATTGCTACGAGTGTGGCAGTCCTCTTAAGAAGGTTAGACACGCTAGAACCAGTCCTAAGATTTGTTACGACTGTAGAGGATCAAGGCAGTCCAGTGCCGTTCATGTCCGTAACATATTTAAAGATATCAAAAAGAATGCAGTGGTCGTTACAGATCCATTAGAGGATGTGTTTGTCGATGATCCAAGGGCATTGAAAGAACAGGAACCAAGTTTTAGAAGGAGTACTAATCGATGAACAATCTATCATTAGATTACTATCAGCATGAGGCAAAGAAGTTTGCCATTTATAAAGAGAACCTCAGTGACGACAACAACGTGATTTACCCTGTACTGGGATTGTTATCTGAAAGTGGTGAGGTCGCTGATAAAGTCAAGAAGATCATGAGAGACACTAAGATGCCTCTCAGGAACTTACCCCTAGAAACTAAGACAGAGATATCAAAAGAACTTGGTGACTGCCTTTGGTACATCTCAATGATTGCCGAGGAACTGGAGTTTGACCTGTCAGAGATAGCTGAGGGTAACTTAGATAAACTCAGCTCTAGAAGAAACAGATCTAAGTTAACTGGATCAGGTGATAATAGATGAATGTAGCTTTGTTTTGCCGTGAGGATAGCTCTTACAAAAAAAGACCTAATTGGGAAGTCTACGATATAAAAAGAGATGCTACTTCATACAATGGAAAAGAACCTGCTGTATGCCATCCACCATGTAGGTCTTGGGGTAATTTATCTCATATGGCACATAATACAAGAGAAGGTGAGAAAGAGCTTGTATATTGGTCATTGGATAAGATCAGGAATGTGGGTGGTATACTTGAGCATCCTAAAAACTCTAAAATATTTAAGGAACTTCCTAACGGTATGCTTGTTGATGAATATGGTGGTTTTACCGTAGATGTTGACCAGTATGATTTTGGACATGTAGCTCATAAAAACACAAAGTTATACATTGTGGGTATATCAAGAGATCAACTACCTGAGCTACCAATAAAAGACACCTCTATACATCTATGTGAAAAAGGTAAAAGAAGGTCAATCTGTGGAAATGTAGCAGGTACAACAAGATGTACACAATACCAAAGAGAATACACTCCTGAAAAATTAATAGATTGGTTTGAATCTGTACTTAACAAAATAAGAAGGGATAAATATATATGAGGCTAGTCTTTGATATAGAGACAGACGGCCTTCTAGACACATTAACTCAAATACACTGCATAGTACTTAAAGACATCGACACTAACGAAGTCTTTAGCTTTCCACCTGCTGACGTAGAGCAGGGATTGGACATGCTGTACAAAGCAGACACCATCATTGGTCATAACATTATTAACTTTGACATCCCTGCCATCGAAAAGGTTTACCCTACATTCGAGACACAGGCAGAGGTGTTAGACACACTTGTCTTAAGTAGAGTTATTAAAGCTGACCAAACCAACACAGATTTCTCCTCCCTAGTTCTCCCTCGGAAGCTAAACGGATCTCACGGCCTCAAGGCTTGGGGTATCCGTCTTGGTCTTCTGAAGGGAGACTTTGGCGAAACCACTGACTGGTCAAGATGGTCTGAAGAAATGCAGAGTTACTGTGAACAGGATGTAGAAGTCACCCACTCACTTTGGAAGCACCTAGCTCCTGAGAAGTGGTCACAAGAGAGCATAACCTTTGAACATCAGATAGCTGAAGTTTGTAACCGAATAGGAGCTGAAGGATGGACATTCAACGAAAGGAAGGCAGGTGATCTTTATTCTAAACTGGCTCAAAAGAGAGCTGATCTTGAAGTCGAACTTCAGACATTGTTTGAGCCTTGGGAGATTCATACTGAGTTTATCCCAAAGGTCAACAACAAGAAACTGGGGTATACGAAAGGCGAACCGTTTACGAAGGTAAAGGTTATCGACTTCAACCCTAATAGCAGACGACATATACAGTTCTGCTTAGAGAAAAAGTATAAGTGGAAACCTAAGAAGTTTACTCCTTCAGGTGAAGCTCAGATTGACGAAAGTATTTTGGCTGCCCTCCCTTTCCCCGAAGCCAAAAAGTTGGCCTATATGTTCCTCCTCCAAAAACGTATAGGTCAACTAGCTGAGGGATCTCAGGCATGGCTCAAGCTATGTCAGGATGGTGTCATTCGTCATAACATAATTTCAGCAGGTACTGTGACATTGAGAGCAGCTCATAGATACCCTAACTTAGCTCAGGTTCCTAGTACTCAGGCCGAGTTTGGTAAGGAGTGTCGTGAGTTATTTACAGTACCTGCTGATTACTCACTTGTAGGGTCAGACTTGTCAGGACTTGAGCTAAGGTGTTTAGCTCACTTCCTAGCTTATACTGACGGTGGTGACTATGCTCAGGAGATCCTGAACGGTGACATCCACACTACAAATCAAAAAGCAGCAGAGCTTGATACAAGAGACCAAGCCAAGAAGTTTATCTACACTTTATTATATGGTGGTGGTGACCTCAAAGTCGGTCAGGTCTTAGGTAAAGGAGCTAAAGAAGGCAAGGCAACTAAGGAGAAGTTCTTTAAAGCCATGCCGTCATTTACTCAGCTTAAGTCACAGGTTCAAACTGCAGCAGAACGTGGTTACTTAATAGGACTGTCAGGTGAACGAGTTAAGATCCGTTCAGCTCATGCAGCTCTTAACACGTTACTTCAAAACACTGGATCCACGATTAGTAAGAAGTGGGTCATCCTCATAGATCAAGAACTCAGGAAACGTGGCCTCGATGCCAAGATCATAGCTTGGGTTCACGATGAAGTTCAAATCAAATGCAAGAAAGGAATAGAAGACGATGTCGGTGATATCACTGGAAGAATGGCGAAAGAAACAGGAGAGTTCTTTAAGTTCAAGATCCCAATCGCCTCCGAATACACTATCGGAAACAACTGGTCGGAAACTCACTAAGGCTGAGATTGAACTCGACAAGAAGACAGCAGAGGCTCTAAGTGGCCTCTGTTTTATTATATGGAATGCATGGACAAGGCCTTTCTCAACAAGAGGCACCATAGCAAGGAACTACCCTGAGCTAGTCGGCATATGTGCCAGTGAGGGGTTAATCACATTAAAATTAGACAACATAAGTTGGGGCAAACACTGGATGGCCACTGACGATGGTGTCGATTATTATAAGGAGATAGAAGACTATGATGGCATTGGTTGATGGAGACTTGTATCTCTACAGAACACTGGCAGCCACTGAAGACGAGACCGACTGGGGTGACGATGTATGGTCGTTAACCAGTGATCTTGGAGCAGCTAAGAAGAACTTCGACAAGCTGATTAAACGATATGCCGAGGAGTGTGGTGTTGACTGGTTTGTACTTTGTTTTAGTGACAAGGAAAACTTCAGGAAGGCATTACACCCTGAGTATAAGTCAGCTCGTAAAAAGATAAGAAAG